TTCCCTGTCGAACGATCTATAGTAGACAACACATTTCGTGTCACACAAGCTGAACCTGGTTTTATTAACTGCCCGCACTTATTTTCGAGGAAAGCGCTGAAGGAGTGGAAACTTATTCCATATTTTTTCTTGATAGCTGTGTGTACGGAGGTTACAAAATCATCTCCTCCCACCACACACACTACCAGGCGGCGTTGTATAATCAACATTCGTTCTATTGGATCTTTTATCATGTAGACGAGAAAACAAAACCATAAGAACAGGACATCGAGTGTGTTTGCATAAGTCGTGTTATACTGCCCGGACAGCAGCATACCCACGGTCATCCGCATTTTACCTGCGAAAAAAAGATTATGTGACATCGTATGTTCCATTGCCCAATCAAACAAGGCATCGATCAATTTTTGCTGTTCTTCTGTCCCCTCATAATACATCTGGAACATCATCATCGATCGTCCTAACCGACGGGCAGTGAAACGGACGTCTTTTCCCCCGCAATCAGCCTCCCCTTTTTCGTAATTTTCATCAGTCCCATGGATATAATGTATGAAAATTTCGGTTCCTCCTGAGCCAAAGCGATACCCCGCGGCATAGGGTAGCTTTCCTTCTATGTCCTTATGCGGGACTTCGAAGAGCACTTTTTCGATCAAGTACTGCATTGTCTCTGAGGGGAAAAACATTCGAGCTTTGTCTGGGTCGTCTCCCTTCTTTTTGATCTCTATCTTCAACGAAGGGTTAATTACTGGGGTAGGAATAAATGCCGTGACTGTTTTTTGCGTTAATTGTGTGTGTTGTGTTATTTTTTTTTTTAGAATGTTCACTATCTTAATCACTTCTGAGACTGTAAAAAACCATAGATCATCCTTTGTCCGCGGCATGTTTTTTCGTGAATCCACTTCAAAATGTAAAACTCCTGTTCCACGTTGGTATGGAAATTTCATTGCAAGCAGTTTTTGTGGATCCCACTCTGGAAATGGCACTCGTTTGAAGAATTTGGTATTGAGCTCAAGTGCAACCATCAATGTCTCCTGTGCTACCATCGCAACTCCCCCTGGTATTTCATCGCAAATAGTATCTTGCATGATCTTCTTCAGTGCAGTAACGACGCCTTTTACTCCACACCCTGTAACAAACGATGAGAATATGTCGTCGTATACAGCGGGATCTGGTGTGGAATAAAGTTTTCGGGAGGCCGTCAACATGGCAAAAAACTCCTCGTAGGGTAATTGAGTAGGGAGTGTAGGGATCACGATGTCTCGTACAATTCTAGGCACCATGACCTGTTCTACCATGTTGAAGGATTGCAAATTCTCAAGTTGCTTGTTAATTTCCAAGACTTTGTCTGATTTTGGTTTGATATACTCCTCTTCGATCGAAGTTGAGCATAAGTAAGTGTTTCGGTACTCGCTTATAATTTGCATGCAGGCTTTTTGATGTTCTTGTGGACTATTTCCCATGACCTGCACCATGGTAGTTGCTTCCTGTCCTTGTCCCCGAATGTAAACAAATAATTTCCCGTCTTGCTCTACATACTCCATTTTTAGGTTTCGGATCCTCACGTCTGTG